GCTGCGCCCACGACAATTAGATTACCTTCTTCGGAGAAGTCGACATCATTGAGAAGAGTGTAGAATCCCCCGCCATCTGACGAAAAGGTTGAGCCGGCCTCTAGAATAGGAATAAGGGAGTTGTCTGGACCTAGGCCCGTCGAGGATGCGGGAACCTCGACAAAAAAGGATAACCGCCCAAACGAAGAAGGGCTGGTTTTCAACTTGTATCCCAATTGGCGCGCGAGGCGGACAACATTGTTATACTCTACCGCCGAATCTAGAAAAGACTCGTTTGTTTGGTAGTCAAGATAGAATGATAGGACGTCGCCAATATAAGATACTGAGTCAAGCATCAGCGATCCGAAGGAGGCTTTATTAAAGTCCTTGTATGTATCGGGATAATATCTCTTTGCGTAATTCTCTAGATCTCGCCGGATTGATGTAAAATCTCGGCTTGTATAGTTTATTGGTACAATTTTTTTATCTGCCATTCTGTTCAGTTCCTACTTTAATTAGTTGATATTATTATCAACCTCTATGTTTAAAGATGTTGTAATCTGCAATGGGATGATTCGAAAGCTTATCTTTATTGAGATTTTGTTTGGAAACAAATCCGGATTGTTTTCGGGCACGGAGAAATCTATGTTTCCTATCTCCAAAAAAGGCAAGTATAGGGCTGACTGTTCTCGAATGCGCTCGTCTATGTCAGAATATGTAGACGGCGTGTTCTGCTCAAACAGAAATCCCTTTAAACCTACACCGAAGTTAACATCCATCATGCGCTCACCCGGATTGGTCAAGACCAACATCTTAAGATTTTGTCTGGCCAGATCCTCATAGTTTGTTATTAGATCATAGGGTCCAAAGTTATCACTGAACACCAATGGTAGTCGTGCTGCTAAGCCTGAAGACATTTTTTACACCTCCACTTAAATAGACTTGTGGCTATCTTTTTTCTTAACATTCCTCAACCGGCTGTTGAGTAGCGTCGATGTTTTCTTCCTCCGGGGGGAGTTGATCAAGAAGTTGCTTCAGCATCTCAAGAAGAAGATATATAATACCCAGAGGCGACGGAGTGGCCATGAGCATGCCCCCAACTGTTCCCTTGAAGTCGACGCCGTCCAAGGTAATGCGGGGGCCAAAGAGCGGTGCTCCCTCGCCGGCATCCGGAATTCCTAGACTGCTGGCTGTGTTGTTCGCTAGAGAATATGCGCAGAAAGCCAAGCCTAGAATATCATCGCCGGTCAACTCGGAGGCCGGGCCGTCTTCAGGAAGGGCGGCTGAGATTGCGTTGGCTATCTGACCAAACGCTTCACCGGTTGCTGTCTTGATGATTTTTGATATTGCAACGTGCGGGTCTATCAGTTCACAAAGCCCCTTAAGGATCGCAATCGGAGTCTCCTTCAAGAACTTCAAGAATATGTCTCTTGCCATAGACTGCATATCTTGCTGGCCATTGTTGGCTAACGTGTTTGCAAATGCATCATTGGGCTGTCTTGGCAGTGGCGGACTTGTTGAGTTGTCCGTCATCTCCATATAAGACAGTATAGCTCTCTTAACCGTACTAAAGGATCCTTGAATATCTGAGAAATAACGATTTGTCAGATAGAAGTTGTACAAAATTGGATACATAAGCATCGCATCCATATTAAACGGCTGGTGGAAAAACTGGTTATACTCATCACTTTGTAGAATTAAGTCTCTAATGTAGTCGTCCGCAACGAAAGAATTTCCGGAGCCGTATTGAAGCGAGAACATTTCAACATCTTCATAAAACGGTGCTTGATCAATAAAGCGAGCGTACTGAAGCGATACCGTGTCTGTCGGGGTATCCCTCAAGAAGTACAAGAACTTTGTACCAGCGACCTCAGAGATGTCTGTTGTAATGGATGCTTCGGTGTTCAGGATACCAGTTATTTGGAAGCCATAATGCTGAACGTACAGATTCCCGCCGCCGTTGAAGGTCTCGGGGTACTGAATTTGAAATTTTACCATCGGCTCCACATTTATTAGGAGTGTATTGTTGTACAGAGGATTGTTCAGGCTCGCAAGATAGTCGGTTGCTAGCTGATAGATCTCATACTCGCCTGGCATCTCATCATAGCCATTATTTGGGTTGACTCCTGCGCTACTGTTGAGAAGTATAGCCACATAAATACTTATTTCATTCGAAGGCGTAGATTCAGCTATAAAATAGTCCCCAGTCGTTGAGACGCCACTGAAGGTTGTCGTGTTGGCCGTTCCGTAGGCCCTGGACGTAAGGAAGTACTGAGCGTCACTGCTTAGACCACCGGGAGCGGGGTCTCCGTCATTCATAGCCCATTGCCCTCCCCAAGCAAAATCATTTGAGGAAGCTGCTGGATCGGGAGGAGGCAAAGGTTCTGTGCCATTGGTGAGTCGATCATATGTGGTGCCCGGTACATTAAGGTCATTGTAAAAGAATGATGCGCGTGATCCCCCAGGTATGACGACGTTGTTTGCATATTGAGTTGATTCCACAATTGGGTCTGAATCGTAGTCAGCCGAGTTCAGTATTGGACCCAGAACATCATCTATGAAAATGGAACCATAGTCCTTGGTGTTTCTGTTTGGATCCAATATGTTGGTGATTGACAGCATTGTGTTGCGCTGACCGTTGTCCCAAGTGTAGTTGATCCTCTCTTCGACCAAAAACCTTAAGAGATCTCGATTATTCAGGGGATATAGGGCCTGTTGGCCGTCTTCATCCAACTCATAGCCGGGGACGACCGTACTCGTATCGTATGAATGAGTGATACCGCCATTTAAAATAGTGGGAGTTCTTCGAGAGACGCGGTCAAAGTAGTTAAATATTTCTCTTTCAAATATGCTTGCTCCATCGAGAGTTGAATTAATAAGGTTGTCGACAGTCTGATTCACCATATAGTCTCTTATCAGTTGATTTGCTATTAAAGAACTCATCTGAAATGATGCAAAGACAGTGACGTTCTGGATTATGAATTCAACCAGCGCTGCTTGTACATACATCATTATCAAACCGTAATACAGGGCGTTTCGGGCTTTGTCCGTGTTAGAATTTTCGTCATAACAGGCGCCGGCAGCAAATTCTCTCTTCATCTGATCCAGGATACCTTCGGCGTCGAACAGATCTCCCACGCTTTCTGGTGGGCAGTTGTTATTTATCTTAAAGAAGTTCAAGTTGCTTATGCGCGCTGCGTTAAAAGCACCTTCGCGCTCGATAAAATCAAAAAGATTATCTAACATGTGCCTCTGGACTTCCGAGTGCTCTGTCGCCACAATACGGGCAACGTCAGCTATTCCGGATGCATCAGACAAATCTATAGCCCTATCATCAACAATTGGACCAACGAATCGAACCAAATACGGATTCATTCCATATATGTTGTATAAATTGGCATTGTCCAAAACAAATTCTCTCGATGTACCCTCTGGCATCAAGCTATCAGACAAGGAACCAGCTAGATTAGTCCCGGGGACTTGGTAGTCTAAGGTGTACAAGCCAGAAACATCTTCAGAGGACTGATTGCTGTATTCAAAATAATTCTGTGCAATAAAGTCGCTCCAACCAATGCCAGTAGGGAGGCCGAAGACAGCTGGGGTGCCCTCAAGCTTTGATTCAAGTCTGTAATTTTCAAACGTCGACGGAGATAGGTCATCTACATACATCCTAGCAAAAGCAAAATAGAGGGACTTCTCTACATTAGAGCCCAGTCGGTATCCCATGACTTGTGGGCGACCTGGATCATAAGATTTAATTTGAACAGATGGTTGGTTGTCTTCAATCGGGCGCTCTAGACTGTCGGCAAAACGCACCCTAAATGATTCAGGAAACTTGTACTCTGTATGTGGCATGCCGCCGCCCGGGACGGAGCCTTGCTGCTGGAGTGTGCCGATCTTATCGTTGACCTCTTCTACTACCTCTGGTAATTCGGCTAGTGCAGCGTCGACAACTGCCAGAACTTCGTTGATGTTGGCTACCACCATTTGAAGCTTGGCATTGTCGATGTACTGACATGGGACGCCGCTTGTCGAAATGAGGCTAACTGCGGTTGAAATATTTCCCATTAAATCCGTCACAAAGTTCATGACGTCAGGATTAAGTTCTTGAGGCTCCATCTCAATACCGGCATTCTGGAACGCTGCAGCAAGATCCGGGTTCATTTCAAGGGACACAGTTGGTTCTAATAAAGACGTACGCGCTGATTCTAGGGAGCCTGCCATGTAGATTTTCGTTGTGTCCAGAACGTTTGTAAAAAGGTCTGGTAAAATCCTCTGGGCAATGGGGTTCTGGAGATAGTTGACACTCTCCTCGCACAAGAAATCAATGTCCGGGATCTGTAGTGTGATTCCATTCTCCGCGATATCAATCAAGTCAGAGATAGCCTGGTTTGGGGCTACGAAGTCTTCGTCTAGACAAATATTACACGATTGAACCACCGACATCATATTGTTGTTGATGATATCATTACAAATGGAAACAGTATCTACCTGTGAGCTTGCCGCGGTGAAGAAAGCATTCACTTGCCCTCTGTTTGAGATGTTTATGGAGATTGCTTCATTTGAGTATGTTTGGTTAAAGTTCAGAATCTTATTATATGTTGAGTTCTCAACCTCTCGCTGTGAGTTCAGCAGTCTGCAAACCTCAATTGGATCCAGGATATTGGACAAATCGGAAAGATAGGCGTAGGCCTGGTCTGGATTTATTCCGAACTGAGAGAATTTTTCTTGGAGAAGGGTAGCTAGATTGGGTATGCCTCCCGCTGTTGCCGCTTGATTGTTCAGTCGCTGAAGTTCATCGCCGATATCGACTTGACCTAGAAGGCCGCTCCATATATCTGCGCAATTAAACTGTATCAGCTCAGCTAAAGACTTAACCACTTCAAAAGCAGCATTGGCCAAAGTGTTAAGAATTATATCAGCAATTTGCTGGCCAATCGGAGGGGATCCAGTAACAGAGAAAAGTTTCGCAGGGTCGAGGAATTGCTCACCGATGCTTGGCCTCCGGATGTTAACCTCGTCTGACGGAGGCATAGGTGCATCACGAAGAGAGGAAGCAGTTGTTACAATCGCATCCTTAACTGATTCTGTTATTCTAGAAGCTGTCGCGCCTAAACCCAAGGTCAAGCAGATAAGAGCTTCTTTGGCCATGGCCTGAATTCCGAATTGATTGAGCAGGGCATTAATTGCTCTCTGCTCCTTGGTTTGGTTCGGGCCAGAAATAGGGAAGTTAAAGTTTAAGACGTTATTAATTGAGTCTACAACCTGGATTCCAGCGTTAAGCTTGCGAGCTTTTTGGTCTTGCAGCAATCGTTTTTTGTACTGAGGATCTTCGATTTTCCTCTCTAGTTCTAGGAGTTCTTCTCTGGACATGATTTTAGAGAACGTATTCTCTAGAGCACTAATGTCTTTTACATCGACTTCGGCGGCAGATCCGTCCGGACAGTTGTCTCCAAACAGATTGTTTCCGGGGAGGAGGCCGGCGGTCTCAGGATCAGAAAGACCATAATTTATGCCCCCGGGAAGTCCAGCAGCGGACAGAAAGGCAGTTAAAGAACTCTGCTGTCCTAGTTCGCCCGGGCGCTGAACATCTTCTATAATCTGGTCTTGGTTCCTAATAATATTTCTTATAATCGGATCTAAAAACATGGAATTATACAGCATATTCGTGAAAAAACCAATTTTTACTTGTTGTGTCTCGCCTTGCGTTATATTAAGCGTAAAGTATTCCATACTTGTGATGTTCGACTCTTCATCAAAAAACACGGTCATGTAGTCTGTGTCATGAAAGCTTTTCTTTTCGTTTTTGAACTCAGAACTCTCGTAAATAAAATCAAGTAGCTTATTTATGAGACCAATTGTTGAGCTTTCAAGCCCATTAGCATCGATGGGGGTTGGTATTGACCCCTGAAGATCTCTCATGATGTTTCCTAGCTTGCCGAGGGCGCCCCCTAGCTCCTCAAGCACACTTGGTGTTTGTTGAAAATTAAAACTGCTTGAATCGACTTCTGCTCCAACTGATCTACCTGTATTAAAAATCTCCAAAGCCAACTCGAAGTCAGGCAATCTCTCATCCTCATCGTACTGATCTCGGACATCATAAAGATCTAAATCACAACGGTAGATAGAATAAGAGATACCAAGGTTGGCGACACTGCCGCCGGATTCTTCAATCAAAAGTTCGTCGATTGTCTGTACCGGAGGGGGTTCAAAATTGGACTCAACAAAATAGAGGGATTCCTTGATATCATCTCTCAGTGTGTTATAAAAGTCCCTATATTCTTCGAATTCGGGACCCAGAGGCGCTGTTTCGACTAGGAGTGGGTAATATTCTGGAAAATAATGCTCTATAAACTTACCCACAGCAATTTCTTTATCAGCTTCGAGACCGCTTTGGCTTGGTTTTATTTTAATATAACTAACGAGGGAGTCTGTTCCGTCAGAGTTTACAACAAATGGGATGTTTACCTGACTCTTGGTCTTGTTAGTTTCAAACAGTATTGTGAATAACTGAGTCATTTTAGTTTGTCCTGTTATACAAGCTTAGTATATATTTGTCGCCGGGGGCGCCGGAAGCTGC